TCAGCAGCGAAAGCGATTGAATCGTAGTTACTTCCAGCAGATAATGCTTTTTGTAAATACTTAGATTCTAATCCTTTTGGACATAATGCCTCTTGTACTTTAATTTTACCAACTGTTACACTACGCTGAGTGAAAGTAGTTGTACCTGATGCGTTGAAACCGCAATCGCTATCATCTTGAAAGAAAGCATCAGTATCCATGATACCAATTTTCTCAGAAGATTTTACTCCAACTAATACATTACCTTGAGACTTAATCAAAGTAGCAGTTTTAGAGCCAAGAACTGAAGACGTTACTAATAATGCTTCGTTTTCTTTGGCGTAATCCGTTAATGAACTTACAACAAATGCCATAATTTTTCTTTTTTAAAATTTTTAATTTAAAGTTTTTACTCTTTCCAAGAATCGCTCTATTTTGTCAGCCTTTGGCTCAACGATTCTAAAGTTGTTTTTTGGGTTTTGAATTGGGTCAGCAACTGGAGTCTTTGAAAATCCTTCCAATACGCTTAACATTTCGCTAAATCCTTGATTAAACTTGCTCTCTAATTCTCCTAACTTGTTTTTCAATGCCTCATTCTCGGCTTGCAAGTAAGAAATAGTTGAGTTCATTTCATCAAATTGAGAATCTGCTTCCATTTCCATAGGAGCTTCTTCTTCAGATGGTGCTTCAGCCTGAGGAGTTTCAATTCCTTCAACCTTTCCACCAACGACAGAAATCATAGTTCCATCAGCTAATTCATACTCGCCATCGGGAGCAGAAACTGAGTTACCTGATTCATCAACAAGCATAGCATCTCCACCAATCTCCAAAGCTGATAAGTCAATCTTACTTCCATCTTTAAGGTCGTAAGTTTCAAATACCAATTGAGTAGCTGGCTCTGATGCAATTTCTTCAGTTTGCTCAACGGTATTATCCGCTAACAAAACTTTAATTTTTTCAATTGCTTCTGAAACGTTCATAAATTGTTTTTACTATTGTTTGATTATAAATACTGATACTAAAATACTTTATCCTTTAAACTTGTTCTAAAATCGAACATATCTCAGACCATAATGATTCCTCAACGCTCATCGGTTGCTTTTCTTTTTTATACTGAAACATCCCTTGAACACTAAATCCTTTAAACTCCCCTGATTTAATCTTATTCCAAACGGATTCATTTTCAACTTTAAAGCTACCAAACCAAGAGCCTTCAGGTGCATCCTCAAATCCTTTCATTGCCATTACTCCCCTTGAAGAATCGACAATAAATGATTCGTACATCGTTACCCCTTCAACTGCCAAAGCCTCATCGTGCATCAAGTTTACGTTTGATTGATAACCTTTCTTAAAGAATTTTTGCGCTATCTTCTCAATCGTATCTTTTGTGAAAGTAACGTAATACTCGCCATTTTGGTCGTTACGATAAATAGGAGTATCAGCTAACATCAAAGCGCCTGAAACAATTCTTCTATCTTCTGATTGAATAACAAACTTAGCCTTGTCTTCTTTAAACTTTAGGAAATCTCTTTCAATTGCTGGTCTATCTACTAAAGCAACGAAGTCAACCTCGACATCATCGTTTAAATCTTCACTAATTTCAAGTTGATAAATTGGTAATTTCATATTATTTGTTTTTATATTCTTGCAGAGTTTTCAATTCTTCTTATTCTCTTTTGGCTTCCCGTAATATCTGACTCAACTACGTAGGCTCTTGCTGCAACGTTTCCAATTGCATTTAAAGAAGTTTGGTCCAAAGCCGTTGGAGCATTAGGAGTAAAACTTGGAGGTACTGGCGCTGCCGATAGTCTTGCTCCGCCTCCGCCTCCACTTGAATCAGTAACTCCAGGCATACTTGGTAATGGAGTATTAATAATTGATTGAACGCTTAATAAACCTTGTGCAATGGTTGCTGCCGCTGCAATAAAGTTAAATGGCGGAGGCAATTTTAAAGCAGCCGTTGCTCCAACATATGTGTTAATCGTAGCATCTGCAATACCTAATGCCTTGCCAGCAACCGTACCTTCACCAGCTAATTGCATTCCAGTACGAAGAGCATTGCTAACAATACCTAATTTTTGCTCTTGAGTTAATTGTGCAATCTTTACTTCGGCTTCAGCACTTGCTTTAATTGACCTATCCATTGCAGAAGTTACTAATGCTATGGTCTTAGGCTTATTGTTTTGAATTACATCAAATACATTCTTAACATCTTTTAATTCTTTTACTTCAGACTTGGTAGATTCTCTTCTAATCTTATCAATTTCTTCAGCCGACTTTCTTGTTAACTCTGCTTTTAATCTTTCATTATCAGCAAATAAAGTTAAATCCGCTTCTAATTGTTGTCTTACTTTTAATATCTTTTTTTGCTCATCCGTTAAGTTAGCCTCCGCAAGTTCTTCTAATCTTTTAATTCTTGCATTCTCATTCTCAATCTCTTTGTCAATCTTTTCGTTTTGATTTTTAAGATATTCATCATCGCCTTTCTTTTGAGTAGCTAATACGGACTTTTTATAATTGCCTTCAATGACAACTAAATCATTTTTTGCGTTAGCTAAATTCTTTGTTTCTTCTTCACTTAATTTTATGCCATTACGTTTCTTTGCCTCAAGTACATTAATATCTTCTTTGGCTATTTGCTTACGTTTCTCAGATAAATCTTTCTCAGATGCGCCTTGTGATTCAAGAACTTTTAATTCTCTTTCATATTGCTCTTTACGACCTTTGGAATTTTTAGCATATAGTTCAAGCGCCCTATCGGTTTGTGAAGTAATGCCTACAAAATCAGTCACTTTTGTAACTATTGCGCCAATGGCATCACCTACAAGAGCTAAGCCTGGAACTAATTTTAAAACTGCTTCCTTAACTTTATCAAAGTTGGCAATCAATAAACCTAATCCAATTGCCAAAGCACCAATTCCAGTAGCAACGATAGCGCCTCTTAAAGTAGTGAATGCAGTTATTACCCTATCCCTTAATACACTAGCTAAGTTTTTAAATCCTTGAACTGAATCTAAAACCGTATTTAATCCTTCAGAAAAAGCTAAAGCAGATTGTACTTTAAGTAATTGCTTTTGAACATTTTCCGATTCAACTCCAAATAAACCTAAAGCACCTTGCGCTCCAGCAAATGCTCCAGCAACCCCCTGAATAGATTGAGAAAATGCTTTAAATTTTGCATCAGGATTAAATGCCTCAATAGTTGATTTTGCATCAGCAATACGGTCTTTTAACTCGGCTGCTCTTTTGGCTGCATTTGCTATTTCTTTAGCAGAAGCTCCAGCAGTATTTTGTAAACGAATTAATTCTTGGGTAGACTCTCTTAATTGAGTACGTAAACTTCTTGTGTCCGCTACTAAATCAATACCAACCTTTGCGTTTTCAGCCATCTCTTAATTTTAATAAAATAATTCAATTACTCTTAACAATTCACATTTGGTTGTTTGGGGAATGCTCGGATTAAAATCAAGTACTTTGTTTAATCTCCACAAAGCGCCATCGATATAAATCAATTGAGAAAAATCAAGTGAATAAATATCTTGTACGGTTAAGTATAAATAGCAACTTAGAAGCTTACTATCTTTGTTTATTATTTCAGCTAAATATTCGTCCCACCACGAATTAAATAAATTAGCCGTTGGATATGGATTTAATAAAGTAAAATAAAATTCATTAGGAACTCCAAAATTAATGTCAAGAGTTGGAATTTCAGGGTCATCTAAATGCCCAGCATATCCGTAACTTTCAACATCAACTAATAAATTACCACCTGGAGCACTTCCTATTCCATTATAGTAATCTTTAATTTTATATTTATTTGTACTTACATCAGGTAAGTCTATGTTTTTAAAGAACATAATACGAATATTGTTGTCTTTACGTTCTTCAGTGCCACTGCTTTCTTTAAATAAATTAGCCCTTAATTTTACATCCGAAGCAGTATTAGTTAATACACTTGGACTAAATATTACTTTTACTTCTGTTCTATCCTCAGCAAATTGATAGCCAGTATCCTCTTTTCTATCGCCATAAGATTCATTATATTTCTTATTATATGCCTCGTTATAATAATCATCATCCTCAGTATAAAAGTAATCGTAATACCGAGCATTTAATTCCGACATTGGCTTAATAGAAATCTCTTTTGAATAATCTACTTTATTAGACCAATCAATTGATTCAGCTACTGGGTCAGATAACAAAAGTAAACCCGTTGCATCGCCAGGCTCTCCGTGCAATAACAATTCGCCAACATCGTTTATCTTTAAAAACCCAGCGCCTTTACGATAAAATTCTATGTATGGTTCTATTAATAAATGAGTTGTTTTTTGTGGGTCTTCATAAACGTATAAATTAAACATTCTACAAATCGATGTAAAAAAATCTTTTTGCTGAATCCCCTTAGGTAAACAATTACCAATTGAAATATAATCGCCTTCTTCTGCTAATGCAACTTGTGGATAATCAGCTACAAATTCAAATGATAAATTAGGGTCTAAAGTTACATATTGTTCAGAAGCGCTAAAACCTGCAAAAACATTTATGTCATCTCCATTATCTAAGGAAGTTGATATAACCCAATCAATGTCAAAATTTTGATAATCGTTGTAAGATGTAAATGCTTCAACATATAATTCAGTTGCATTTTGATAAACGTAAACACTGAAAGTACCTGGTCTTGATAATGATATTGTACCGAAAAGTCTTAATTTTCCAAGAGTTCCATTTGTGCCAGCATAAGTAAAAGTTTGATTATCAACATCTTTCGTAAATAATACTAAGTTTACTATGTTTAGAAACCTAAGTGTTTCTCCAGCAGAAGTGCTTGCTCCAGCATCAATCGAATAATTACCCGAAACTAACAATAAATTGCTTGCTAATTTCTCAAGATTTGCCTTGTTATTTGGAATGATTAAACTTCTAAAATAAGGCGTGTCAAAAAAGGCAGAAGTATACGTGTAACCTGAAAAATCAATTATCTTATCGATTAATTCATGTACAAAAAATGCTGGTCTAAAAGCATTTAAATGCCAATCTTTGCCACTTCCATTTTCAGGATGCTTACATAATCCGTAATCAATTAAAGGGTAAACTATTCCAAGTCCACTTGCCACACCTGAAGCAGTCCAAGAATCAACAACATTTTCAGCAGTCCAATATTCTTCGTATGTATTAGTAAAATGACCAACAATATCAGAGTCATTTAATAACTTGTTTCCAATTGCGGAGGCAAAGCCACCCAACTCCCCAAATACTGCGCACTGATATTCTATTACTCCGTTCTGAATGGTTATCTCCAAAAGGCGAAGAACTCCCTTAAAAACTTGTATCTTATTGACAAATATCTGACAATTTGCTTGCTTGGTCGGGTCAAAATTATAGCCAACATTTGGTTCATTAGGGTTACTAATACCGTAATTATTACCGCTGGTAAAATTATAAATATGACCAAACACTTTATTATTGTTTGCGTTACCAGGTACGTTAATCGTTTTTGAATAGTTCGTATTCCTCGAAGAAAAGTCTTTAATGTCATCTATTGCGTAGTTTAATTCTGCTCCTAAATCCTCGAATAAATCGAGTCGTTGTTGTTCAACTATTATTTCAGTTATCATTATCTAAATTGGCTATATTGTTTTTGACCTAAATCAAATTGAAGTTGATAGTTAAATAATTTATCTGAAGTACTTACTTTCTCTTGGTAGTTTGTGTCCTTCATTACAATTGGATAATAATCACTTGTACCTCCATTAATGATTTGTAAATAAACCTCGTTAGATGCAAGCAATTCAGAGCCAAGAGCATAATCTATTGCTGATACATAATCACTCGTTACAAGGTAACTCCAATCGGTTTGAGTTGATAATGCTTGCACACCACCATAGTGAACACCTGAACTATTTTTATGGGTCATTGTCGCAGCACTCCTTTGATATTCAGCAGTTTGATAAGTCGTTCTTTTAAAATTCTTTTGTTGGCGATTAAGTAAGCGAAAAGCATAAGTGTCATAACCTCCGAATTGATTTTGAAATATTAAATTGATAGGCGTAAATCTTGGCGCACAAACTTGCTTGATTGTTATCGTATCTGAGCCAATCGTTACCTTGTAACCATAGGTTGCACTTGTAATAAACGAACTACCTAAATAAGTATTTATTGCCGTAGGACTTAAATCTAAAAGTAATGATGAAAGACTTGATAACGTTCCTCCAGTTGAAGAACTTCCGCTATTACTGCCATCCTCATTTATCTTTTGAACCGTTGCAGTTACTGCTGATAAGTTAGCATTGAAATAAGTAATAAATAACTTCT